ACCTCAGCTGTGAAGCCTGCTTCAGATGTTGCAGCGACGGTTGGAAAACGCCCATCGCTGATGTCAATGTCAGCAGCTGGAATGGCATCGGGCAGCTGGGCGCCTGTGATTTGCGCCGTTCCAGCGGTGATGTGTCCGTTTTCGTCGACGGTAACCCCGGCATACGTTCCAGCAGAAACGCCGCTCTCTTCGTGACCCAGCTCACCAGTTGTGGCGTCTAATTCAATGCCAACCGCAGGGTCAGTAGGAACAAAAACAACACCGCGTTCTGAGACTTCATCACCAGCAATCGGTAGGCAGTCACGCTCAAAGACAGGTGGTGAACCAGCGGGGAAGCCATTGCACAGACCTTCAGCCGTAAAGCTCAACCCGCCAATGTCACCAGCGGTGATGTTGTTGTCGATGTTGAGAGTGCCATCTGCCTCGACTGCCAAGCCATCGCCAGGCTTGATTGCGCCTATGTCGTCAACAGTGGCTTCAGGCAGGTCGGTCGATGGAATTTCATCGGCTGCCGCCGTAATTAAACCGTGTTCATCAAAGGTCAATCCAGCCAGGCTGCCAGCAGTAACGCTGTTGGTGATGCCGATTTTGTCGCCGGTTTGATCTAGCCCGCGATTAGTAACCGCACCAAGCTTCGCACCAGTGACGGCGTCATCTTCAATCTGATCAGTCTTGACCGCACCAGAGGCAATTTTGTCGGTTGTTACTGCGTCATCAACAATGCTGGCAGTAACAACTGCATCTGTTGCCAACTGATCGGCGCCAACAGCGTCATCCGCAATCTTTTCCTGCGTGACAGCATCGTTGTCAATTTTGACCGTTGTTACAGCTGCTGATTGCAGAGCATTTTCATCAACAGAATCATTCGCTAACTCGCTTGCACCAATGGCATCAGGTGCAATTTGAGCAGCGGTGATCGTGTCATCAGCAATTTTTGCCGCTGTTACCTGCTTGTCTTGGATGCTGGCCGTAACGACTGCATCGACTGCTAACTCGTCTTCACCAATCGCGTCGTCAGCAACCTTGTCCTGCGTTACGGCGTCTGTTGCCAACTTGGCATTAGTAACTGCATCGTCCTGAATAGCGGCAGTGTCTACAGAGTCGTCCGCTAACTCACTGCTGCCAATGGCATCAGGGGCTATCTCTGCAGCTGTGATGCTGTCGCCAACGATCTTCGCGCCAGGGATGCTGCCATCGTCGATAAGCGTTACGCCCTTTTCGACCAGCGCCTTTGCCGTTAGCCGTCTGGTCTCTGACGCTGAGTAGTCGACTACGGCTAGATCGTCGTTTGCCTGCAGGTCGGCCTCGTTAAGGACCGGCAGCTCACTAATCCTTAGGTCAGCCACAGACGTTCAGCAGTTACCAGTCCCCTCAGTCTAGGGCGAGTGTTTCGCTACTCCTGCTGCTCCACTTCGATAAACGAGCTGGTATCTTGATTGTCCTCAAGCCTCAAGCGGTCCGTGTTTTCCTGTGTCAGGTAGTTGGAAACAAAGCGGGTGCGAAGCTTCACCTCTCCAGTGGTCACAAAGTCGATAGTTGATTCAATTGGTTGCGTTGGCTCAAACTGCATCCCAACATTCGTAATCCTGGCGTCAAACTCGTACCAGACCTCGTCATCGTTATCCTCCGAGCGGCCACCGGGTTTAGGACCATTACTGATCAAGTACAACTTCGCGCTGAACTCACTGCCCAGCTTGGTGCGCAGAATCAGCTGATTCATGTAAATCGGCAGCTCTAAAATGCCCGCGCTTTCGCCAGTGGTCATCGGGTCGCACATGCGTCTTTCGTACTCGAAAAAACAATTTATCTGCCCCGAACCGCTGATTAACCCGCTGTACTGCTTGCGAAATTCATCGGATAGAACTGAAACGTCAACTGCTTCTCGCTCTGTATTCAGTTCAAACGTCCTGACTTGAGCCAAAATCCTAAAATTGTTGTTTCTGACCTCGACTTCAATAGGAATGGAACGGCCCGGATCGTTGAGTGGGACGCGTCCGGCAACTTCGCCAGACATTGATTCGTCAAAAGAGTTGTAAAGCCGAATTGCTCCAACTTCATCTACAAAGATATAAAAAATACCATCTGGGTAAACTGTATCTGTAGGCCAACCGCTGGCGTCAATAAAGTCTAAATCTGAACCGTCCGTACTCTTTATTTCTATCTGATCACCTGTAATCAGCATCCCAAGTGGATAATCAAAACTAAAACGATCTTTAGATGTGTTTACGTCAGAGCGATCAACAGTGCCAAAGATTTCTTCGTCAAACTGTGTGCGCTTAAGCAGTACCTGACCCTCTTGTCCAAGAAAAACTGCCATATCACAAAGTCACAACTCTGTAATCGCCGCTCATCGTAAAGCCAATATCAGCAGTCATCACTTCACCTGTTGAACAAGTTATGTTTGCGCTATTGATATACGCAACGAGTTCTATTTTCTTAGTGCCCCACATCAGCTCCATTTTGGCAACACCCGGTTGGCCAGTCGTAATGCAATCGTCTAAAACAAGCCTAATCTCGTTGTTGTCATCGTGGTAAATCAACGACGCGGTTCCGGTTGCACCCTTAAGGCCCTGAGTGTATACGCGAGCGTCGTCACCTAAGTCCGTTACTTCCAGCGTGTCAACTGTGGCAGACAACGACCATGACCGAACACGGGCAATTCTGCTGTTGTCGACCTCTAGCCGTCCGTCCTTTCCGCTGTAGATCGCCATGGGGTCTAAAAGGTGGTGCCTTCAGTCTAGTTGCCGTCAAAAAAGCCAGTAAAGCTACAACTCACGTTGCACCTACCGATAAAGGTGCTTTCTACGGTCGGTGCTTCGCTGTATCGCCATTTAAGGGCACCGACCTCTTCGATGTAATCCTGCATATCCCCACTAACGACGCCGGCAACGGCATTGGCAGTTGTGAACGTGGCGTAATCCCAGTCACTGTTGACGTTGCGGTAGTGATCAAGAATGTCAGCAGCTTGAGCATCAGTGATGTTGCTGAAACCCAGCCTCAGCGAACTGTTGACTCTCTGGTTGCTGTAGCGCATCACCGTCACAGCTCCGTTCTGTGCCTGGAACTGCCGTTGCGGAAACGTACCAGGGCTATAGCTGCGGCTGCTTGGCTTGATATTTGGGAAAGCTTTAGCGGCCATCGTCAGGACTCCTCTGCAAAAGCTGTTGATTTCCAATCTAGGTATTTGATTGTTCCGCTACTGGTCAGAGGAACGAACGACCCGGTCACTGACACCAAGCCATCGTCTGCGTATTGCATTGACTCAAGTTTGTAGACGCGGTTGCGGCTGGTGGTGTTGTTAATTGTGAATACAGAGTCGTACAACGCTGTTTGGTTTGTCTTGCCGCCGCTGACTTTAATTGTGGCCGTCTTGACTCCAGTAGTGCCGGTTTTCCAGTAAAGGATGCTGCTGTTATTGGAGACAGGAGTTGATGCGCTGATGTAGCCCTGATCATTGATGCTGCCGTTGTCGAATCGAGAGGTATGGGTCGTGTGACTGACCAACCTGAAGTAGTCACCTGGCTGCAGGTTCATCGCTGCTTGTGGCGTCGTTTCAAATGTGACGCTGTGGTCAACAAAACGGCGCAACATCACCGCTGTTCGGGCAAACCACAAGGCGTGAGCTTTGCTAGTGCAGAACTGCTGCAGATCAAACGTCTCTTCTGGTGCGCTTGAACTTGTGTTGTTGATCCTGCAAGTGACAACACGGGTGCGGGGGAAGCCGTTTATTTTTTCCTCCCGGTAAAGCACCGTCGCTTTGAAGTCTTGCCGCTCCTCGGGAGTCAAGAATGTGACCTTCAAATCCTTGACGTTGCCATCCGTGAAAAGGGCTTTGATGCTCGGCTTGCCTTTTTGGTTGATCCTGTAGTTGCTGCTGTAGGGCACCGACGGAACAAGACTGAACCGACCACCAATAATCGTGAAGTCCAGCAGGTTGTAGCCCGCCATCGTGAAGATGAACTCACGCAAGTTCAACCCTTCTGTGATTGCACCGTCCCAGAAGAACCCATTGGCTCGGCAAAACTTGGCAGCAATCTGCATCCGCGTTCGGTCCACCTGCGATGTGCCGACTAACGCACCAGCTCCACGGGTTCCGTTCGTCAACAGGTCATAGGCAATCTCAGGAAACAGGTTGGTTGACTGTGCTGAGGCACTGCTGGATCGACTTGCGCCGTTGTCGCTGATCAATCGTTGGACCTTGATCCCGTTGCGGATGTAGGCCGAATAGTTTGCAAAACTATTCCACTCAGTGCTGGCATTGATTTTGATTCCACCAATTGCCAAGCCGCTGTAATTTGGCTTTCCTTGAGCGACAATCTCGTTTACATAGGCAATGCTGTGCTCAGGTCCATCCTGATGCGAAGACTGCTCTGAGTCGTAGATCCAGTAATCAGCAATTGCGTCAAACGGGTTGATGGATTGCTGGTCGTTAGTTGCCTTCTTTTTAGAAATATAGACAGTGACTTGTTGATCTTTGCACTTGCCGTAAAAGCTGTTCAGTCGGATTGTTACTTTGTCGCCACTCTGGTAGCCAGTACCTGAGCTTCTGATGCTCCAAGTAGCAGCACCATTGCTCCAGACCTTTGCGTTAACAGTTAACCCAGAGCCCCGGCCTCCTTTGGTTTGGACAACACCGGTTCTTGCTGGCTTTGGTGTTTTAGTTGCTTTATCAAATCGCTCAATTGAATAAAACGACACCCCTTCTGAGTAACTATTCTCATCGTCATCCGTGTATCGGAATTTTCTGCGAATATATTTTGAATCGCCTGCGAAAAGTGTGTCACCGTCTATTACAGTTCCCCTGACCCTACCGTCCCAATAGAAATTGTAAGTTGGCTGATAGTCATCATCACCGTAGTTACGTTCTAGCTCTACATAATCCCTGACAGAATCAAAGCGAACACCTCGGCTTGTGTAATCAGAAGCGCGTGGATCGCCGACCTGACCTCGCGACAAGCTGACAACATCGCCTAGCAGCCCACCCGGTGGCCCCTTGATCCATTCAGAATTACTGGCCTCATCTGGTGTGAGCTTCAGCTTTACACCGCTCCAAGTCACGGTGTACCCGTTGGTTGAATATGTGTTTCTGCCGCTGGGCCTAAGCACATAAATCGTCTTGTTGATCAGGCTTTTGTAAGCTTGGTTGCCTGAATACGGATACAACCGAAACTCGTATTGGTTGAACGGGTGAGTGATGCGCAGATAGTTGTACTGAGGCTGTGGGCTTCTGCCCCTAACGGCAAAGACAGTTCCATTATTGATAGTCTTCCAGCTGGAAGCACCAATCACACGGGCTTGCAATGTGAAAAAGCTGAACCGAGTGATGTATGCCGAGATTTGGCCAAGCTGGATCGTGGCATTGTCTCTCTCATACCGTGAAATGGTGCTTTTACTCGGCTGACTATTCAGGTTTGGAGCACCATTCAATCGCTTGAACACAATCGACTTTAGGCCGATCTCTGTAGCGTTGCAGCTGCGGTTGTTTGTAATCGTTCCAATGGCAACACGCTGAATCGTGCGACGAGCGTATGGCGAAGATTCACTTGTAGCACTTGCTTTGTCAATGCTGCTGGAGCTTCCAGTTAGCAGCCGAAATGTGTAGTCCTTGGTGATACCGATGTCCCACGGCGTGTTGCTACCACTTGTGCAAACTGCCAGAGAATTTCCAATCAGGTACTGTTCACCCACTGTCAATGCTTCATCAGCTTCAATTCGGCTGCCTTGCGTTGCAGTGCGAACATCCTCAGTACCCCAGGGCTCAAACTGTTTGGGGTTTTCACCTGTGCGATCCAGCCTGTAAATCACTGTGCTGCCGCTGGCAAAACGGATATAAGCGCGGTGTGGGAATGATTCAGCAATCTTTCGGCGCTTAGTTGCCTGATCTTTTTTGACACTGTCTTCGGCGTCATCCAGTGACAACGCAAGTTCATACCGCACCTTGTATTTCATCCCATTTGGCATGGGATTGAACACACCGAATTCGACATTGGTGTTGGGGTTACGGGTGCCGCTAAAGAATGGCTGAAACGAATTGGTGCCGTTGTAGAACAACGAAAATGCGTCATTACGGCTAGACGTTGCCAGCGTCCCTTCTTTATATGCGTTGCCCTTTAAGAGGCGTCCACCATTGCCGCGCCAGTACAACTTCAGCTTGGCGTTGGTGTAGTTCTCAAGCAGAGTGTCGCCAATGGCGTAGCTGTCAAATGCTGGTGCGCTGCCAATTGGACCTGCGCTGAACAACATGATTGCGTTGAGCCGCTGACCCGTGCCAAAGCTCTCTAGCTGAGACCACAAAAGCTGGCTTGATACGCGCACACCACGCCGTGCATAGACGAGCGGGATGATCGCTCCAAGCACCGCAGTTTCTTGGACGCTGGAGAAATTATTTGTAGGGGTAAACCTCTGCCGACCGGTGATGCTCTCGGTCTGCAGGTTCGTTCCACGCCTGCGGTCGTCGCCTTGAATCTTTGGTGCTGCTGGTTTTGGAGCCAACAATGCAGCTGTGGCCGATAAAGCAATCCCAATAGCCAGCGTGACAATTACCTGCGTTACCGGATCATTTCTGACATCAGGAATGAACTCGTAACCCGGTGGGCGTTGGCCGTTATATGACTCAGCTAAATCAACAAAATCCCAATACTCAGCTTCTGTTATGCCGACGAAATTACAGAGTTCGGCTTCTGCCGGTAGCAACGCTCGACGGCCACTAGGCCCCCGATGGGGCTCCATATCACCTCCGACCCGGCGAAGCTCAGCCATCCGTCTTCCCACCACACTGCCAGGCCGAATCCCTCTTCATCAGTTCGGCACAAGCCAACTACTCCGCAGTTTAGGCAAGCAGTTTCAATGCCCCATCTGTTTAGTTCCTCATTAAAAATTGAATGATCTCCGGCTCTTAAACGTCGATACCACTCTCTTTTTGGCCGAGGAGTTTTAATGTCATAGTAATTAAGTACATAACTAGATAAAGTTAAACAATCGGCTGCCTTGTGTCTGATCGGGTCCGCCCCGAGGCGATACGGCATCCCAATCAAATCTACGGGGTTCAAATGTTGCTGATGCTGCCGGTGATGGGCAGTGACCCCACCTGCGATGACTGCAGAACCTTCGTCGGCGCGTTCAAGCCCACAGCATCAATCGCGCTGGACAACACAATGTCAACTGTTGCCTCGTCATAGGCCATGGTGCTGCAAAGCCAGAACTCAGTCGTCAGTGTTTTGGAGACAGTAAAGCTGGAGGTCATCACGCAGGTGTCCACACGAACGCGCCAGCGGTTATCGACTGCTTTCTTGGCAATGCCGGTCGCCAGCCAGTTGCTCGACATAATCAGACCTGCCTCGAGGTTGTCGCCCGTGCGCGACTTGGCAGCGCCTTGATAAATAAACGA